AGCAGCATCCGCAGAATCGTCTTCTGCAACTGGTGGGGGTAGTGTAACTGCGGCTTATCAAATAAATACAGGTAAAGAAAGTGCAACTCCCGCTCTTGGTTGGGGTGCCTCTTATTGGGGATCTGGTGCATGGGGCACTGGAACAAGTTCGGAACAGGGAATCCAGTTGTGGTCGCAAAGTAATTTTGGGGAAGATCTTATATTTGGGCCTCGTGGTGGAGGTTTGTTTTTATGGGATGCCTCTGGTGGATTTACTTCTAGAGGAACCGCATTGTCTGGCACTGGTGTACCTACTGTACAAGACCTGATTCATGTATCAGATATAAGTCGATTTGTATTTGCTTTTGGATGTAATCCTTTAGGTAGTTCTACTGCAAACCCATTATTAGTTCGTTGGTCTGCTCAAGAAGATGCCACTCAATGGACACCCGCTGCAACCAACCAAGCGGGTAGTGTTCAGTTATCGATTGGTTCAAAGATTGTTGCGGTCAAACAGGCTAGACAAGAAGTATTAGTTTGGTCAGATTCAGCACTTTACGCATTACAATATGTAGGCACACCGATTGTCTGGGGTTCTCAGCTTGTGGGAGAAAATATATCTATTGCCTCTCAAAATGCTGTGGCTTACGCCAATGGAGTGGCTTATTGGATGGGTGTGGATAAGTTCTATATGTATGACGGACGCACTCAACCTTTAGCTTGTAGCCTACGAAAATTTGTTTTTAATGACTTTAGTACCTTCCAGTATGACCAAGTATTTGCGGGGACAGTAGAATCTTTCCACGAAGTATGGTGGTTTTATTGTTCTGCTAGTTCTGAAACTGCTGACCGCTATGTTGTGTATAACTATATGGATAACATTTGGTACTACGGGACGATAGCGCGAACTGCTTGGCTTGATTCGGGATTACGGGATAATCCGTTAGCAGCTACATATAACAATAATCTTGTTGACCATGAGTCAGGTGTTGATGACGACGAATTAGGACAAGGGACTGCTATAGCTGCTTATGCAGAAACCGCGCAATTTGATTTAGATGACGGGCATCAGTTTAGTTTTATATCTAAAATACTACCTGACATTACATTTGATGGGTCTACCATAGACAGCCCTACAGCACTTATGACCCTAAAACCTTTACAAAATTCTGGATCGGGGTATAACTCTCCAGCTTCGGTAGGGGGTTCTAATAGTGCTACAATTACGCGCACAGCTACATTACCCATAGAAAAGTTCACAGGGCGACTTGATACTAGGGTGCGCGGGCGACAGATGGTTATGAAAATAGAGTCTTCTGATGTTGGCGTGACATGGCAGTTAGGTTCTCCTAGATTAGACATGCGGCCTGACGGGAGACGGTAATGCCTGACAATACAGATTACGATATACCATTTAAGGCTCCTGCATTACCCTTACCTCCTGTTGCTTATGAACAACGATATTTTGATGGGGTAAATAACGTACTGCGAATATACTTTAACCAGTTAGACCAAGCGTTACGTAGTTCTCACGCTCCAGATAAATCAGATGCTATGAGTTGGTTTATAAGTTAATGGCTAATACGTACACAAACGCTAAAGTAGATTTGACTACTACTAACATAACAACACTATACACCTGTGCGGCATCCACTACGGCTATAGTTAAGTCTATCTTAGTGTCTGAAGATTCTGGTAACGCCGATACGATAACATTAACTATAACTAATGGTTCTGATGTATTCAGTTTGTTCAAGACTAAAAGTGTAGCTGCCAATGCTACTGAAGAATTGCTTACCGCACCGTTAGTTGTGCAGGGCACAGAAATACTTAAAGTAACCGCAGCTACAGCTGATCGCCTCCATGTAGTAGCCAGTATATTGGAGGTTACGTAATGAGCCGTGACTTAAATGTATTAGGTCTTCTAGAAGATATAGGGGTAGATGACATTGATGAAGCTGAAGCAGTTATAGCCGCTATCCTTAACCAGAATACTAATGTGTTAACAGCAGAGCAACAGAGCTTGCTTGGCACAGGCATATACCGTGATGTTGCAGATGCGCTCGATATTACTGACGCTGCTGGCAATGAGATTACCCGTACCAGTGCTGTAACTCTGCCTTCAGGTCAAGTTGTTGAATCAAGGCATTCACCTAGAGTAGCACAGCGTCCGTCCGGTGATGATGACGATGGACGGAACGTCGAATCGGATGATCCAGTAGTTCCGCCTAATCCGTTTGATTGGAATAAGTGGTTTACCGATAGGGGTGCTGGTGCTGGGATAGATCCTTTTAGGGATTTGGCACATTACGGTAATCCTGCACTTTTACGCAATGCTATTATAAACGGTAGCGTGCCTTTAGACCTATTTACTGATGCCCAACAGAAAGCCCTAGAAGTAGGGCCATATGAAAAGCTAAGTGGTCAAAGATTAAACCAATTTTTAAGAGAGGTTAATTACGATCTTACCGAAGGTATAGTAGATGATTTGGAGTTTTATGAGATAGGTGAAGAACGAAAAGCAGAAAATCGTAACGGTTTTAAATGGGATGATTTTGTTGATTTTGATCAATTAAGTGATACAAATAATGCAGGGCGTAGATATAACCTTGTTACTAGTGATCCTTACGCCTCTGGAGAACCTACGATAGATACCAATGGTGATGGCATAGCGGATGCAGTAGCTCCACTTACACCGCAAAGGCAGTATCAACTGCAACGTATGTACGAGAATCATCGAGATAGGGTTATTGATGAAGCCGAACGTCTACGCGCTGAAGAGTATACCGAAAGACTTCCAAAACAACTTGAAAACTTTGAAGGTAAAACAAGACAGGAAATATCAGATTACATAGACGATAAGCATCGTAGTGAAGAAGAACTTGAAGCCTTAGCGGAAGCAGCAGGGTACGAACTGACTGACAGAGATCGTGCTGAACTTGTTGGTAATGTAAATGAGGTTCTGCGTTGGGATGAAACTAAAGGCGAAATTATTGCTTCGCAATCTCAAGAAGACTATGACGCAGGGAAGTTCGGGTTAGGCGCAGACCTTGATAATCTGGTAGTAACGGAACAAGAGCTTGAAAAAATAGCAGATGATAACAATTATACGTTATCAGCGGCTGACAGACGAAACTACATAGGTCAGACGGATTACGATCCAGATCTCGATTTTTCCGATGTTGGCGCAGAGAAGGTGAAGAACGAGATAGATCCAAAGGCTACAACGGTAGAAGAGCTTAGAGGCATAGCAAGAGCGGAAAATGTTGATTTTGGTGACCTCACTGATGATCAACTTGAAGAAGAATACAAAAATTTACTAGGTAATGTGCCAGAAGAAGGCAATTATGAAGCCCTCGATAAATTAGGCACGAAGCTACAAGACGTAAAAGATTTTTATAAAAAGCGTACAGGTCTTGATCTTTCTGACGCAGATGCTGAAGACTTACTTAAAGACCTAGAAGACGGTGTTCTTGGAGAAGACGGAGAGGGTAGTATAACCGACAAAGAGTTTAAGAAGTGGGGAAGAGACAAGATTGATTTAGATCTAGGTGCACAGATTAGGAGGATGGGTAAAGCATTAAAAGATCGTGTATTTGGGACAAGCGATGGTACATGGATTCCTACAGGACAAACTACTCCTACTCCTAAAGGAGCTTCTAAAACATGGGATGAGATACTAGCAAATATTCTTGGTGTAGATAAGGATGGAAATCCTGTTCAACCACAGATTCCGGGGATAACTCTAGTTACTAAACCAACAAAAGCGGGGTGGGATAGTTGGCTTGAAATATTGATCCCTGTCCCCGTTCCCGTACAAGGTGAGGCTCTTATGATTGGGCTTTGGGAAGATGGTAAATATATAGGGCCGGGAGATCCCTTAAGCCTAATCTACAATGCAAGCACCGGAATAGTTTCGTCTGTAAAGGATAACGTCCTCCAAGCAGTAGGGAAACTAAAAGGAGATATACTTCAGGTATACGAAACTGGCACAGAGATTGTCCGTGCAGCGACATCCCTGACTGCTTTATATGATTGGAACAGGGAAAACGGAAACCTTCCAAAAGAGGAAAGAGATCCGTTGTTTCAATTTGATGAAGATGGTAATCAGATTAACAGTGACGGGAATAAAATAGACCCAGAGACAGGATTACCAGTAACTGAAGAACTACCCCCTGAAGATACAACTCAGCCTCCACTAGACGCTGATAACGACGGTGTGCCTGATAGTGACGATTTTTACCCCAACGACCCTGATAGATCTGCCTATGAGGGAGATACCGACGCTGATGGTAACTATATAGACCCACGTAATGGGCAGTTTGTAGATGAAAACGGGAACCCTGTAGACGCACCTGTTAATAGTCAGCCACCTGACGGGGAACCACCTAGAGATGGGGAACCACCTAGAGATGGGGAACCACCTCCTGATGAAGGACCACTAGACACTGATAATGACGGTGTGCCTGATGTTGATGATTTTTACCCTCAAGATTCTAATAGGTCTGG